GACAATATTTTAGTGAAAGAAGCTAAGATAGAAAAATTAAAAGATGATTATGCTAAGAAAATTGATAATATCAATAATTTTACTAGTAACGACGTTACCAAGTATTTCACAAACCGTTACGAGTGATAGTCTTATATGCTTACCTAAACGATATTTAGTACAAGCAATACAAGATATAGAAGCGGGTGACCTTGCAACCAAGCAATTAATCCTTGAACAAAAAATTCAGAAAACATTACGAGATCAATTATCTATCAAAGACAGTGTTATTGCTACAGGTTCAGATATTATATGGTCGCTTGAAACAGAAATAAGATTACTCAATCAAACAGTTTCCACAAAAGATGAACAGATAGAACTTCAGAAAAAACTTGCCAAAAAATATAAACGGCAACGTAATGGTATATTAGCAGGTGCGGGATCTGCGATAATACTTTTCATTGTTTTAATTTTGAAATAAGAAAAATTTTTTATATATTATAGAATATGCCACAAAAATCGCTAAAAGAAATAATTAAGGAAGAGTACAAGAAATGTGCTGTTGATCCTACACATTTCATGAAAAAGTATTGTGTCATTCAACATCCTACTAAAGGTAAAATGTTTTTCAATCTTTATCCATTTCAAGAAGACACATTGACTTCAATGAAAGATAATCGATATAACATAATATTGAAATCACGACAGTTAGGAATATCAACTTTATCAGCTGGTTACATTTTATGGAACATGTTATTTAAAGAAGATTTCAATTGTCTGGTAATTGCAACCACTCAAGATGTTGCAAAAAATCTTGTTACCAAAGTGCGAGTAATGCATGATAACTTGCCTTCCTGGCTAAAAGGAAGAGCATTAGAAGATAACAAATTATCATTGCGATTTAAAAACGGTTCTCAAGTAAAGGCAGTATCAAGTACAGGTACAGCCGGTCGTTCAGAAGCATTATCATTATTGGTTATGGATGAAGCAGCTTTTATTGATAGGATTGATGAAATATGGACCGCTGCTCAACAAACACTTGCAACTGGTGGAGGTGCTATTATGCTATCAACACCAAATGGTACTGGTAACTTGTTTCATAAAACATGGATGGAAGCAGAAGCCGGCGGTAAATTTAATAGCATTAAACTGCATTGGACAGTACATCCAGAACGAGATAAGACATGGAGAGATGAACAAACTCAACTACTAGGAGAAAAGTCAGCAGCTCAAGAATGTGATTGTGACTTTATTACTTCTGGACATACTATAGTCGATGGTCCTATCATTCAATGGTATGAACAGACATATATTGAAGATCCTAAAGAGAAAAGAGGATTTGATGGTAATTATTGGTTATGGGATTATCCAAATTATTCAAAGGCATATGCAGTTGTAGCTGATGTTGCCCGAGGTGATGGTGCTGATTATTCTGCATTTCATGTTATTGAAATTGAATCATTAACACAGGTAGCTGAATATCGTGGTAAGATAGGAACTACGGAATATGGCAACATGTTACATTCAGTAGCAACAGAATGGAATAATGCATTACTAGTAATTGAAAATGCAAATATTGGATGGGCTGTTTTACAAGTGTTGATTGATAAAGGATATGAGAATTTGTATTATTCTTATAAACAAGATGCTTATATAGATGAGAATGTGCATTTGGCTAAAGGATATGATTTGAAATCCAAATCACAAAAAGTACCAGGCTTTTCAACTACATCAAAAACACGTCCATTAATCATTTCAAAAATAGAAACATATTTTAGAGAAAAGTCACCTATTATAAAGTCTAGGCGATTGGTAGATGAAATGTATGTGTTTATATGGAATGGTTCTAGAGCAGAAGCTCAACGAGGATATAATGATGATTTGATAATGTCATTTGGTATTGCATTATGGGTACGAGATACGGCATTAAGATTACATCAACAAGGAATGGATCTTTCGCGAAAGGCATTAGGTCATTTAGGAAAATCTCAAGGAGTATATACAAATAATCCAAAAGATAATGCATCATGGGATTGGAAAACAGGCAGAGGTGACGACGAAGGCCTGAAATGGTTACTATAACATATTTATTAATAAACGGAATATAACATGGCAGATACATCATTACGAGGAAGGTTACGTAGATTATTTTCGACTAACGTGGTGGTTAGACGTATTGCACAAAACCGACTAAAGGTAGTTGATACAAATAAAATACAATCAAGCGGTGCAGTATCTAATACATCGTATATAGATAGATTTGCTGGGCTACATAGAGGCCAAGGCGGTTACGGTGGTTATAACCAGACAATGAATTTTCATCAATCAAAATTAGAATTATTTACTGATTATGAGGCAATGGATATGGACCCGATATTGGCATCTGCATTAGATATTTATGCGGACGAAGCTACTGTTAAAAATACTGATGGTGATACATTGACTATTTCATCTCCGAATGCAGAAATTCAAAAAGTATTAAGAAATTTATTTTATGATATAATTAATATTGATTATAATTTATGGCCATGGATTCGTAACGCATGTAAATATGGAGATTTCTTTTTGCATTTAGACATTGAAGAACAGATAGGAATTGTCAATGTCATTCCTATGTCAGCATACGAAGTAAGAAGAGAAGAAGGATATGATCCAGAAAATCCATACGCGTATAGATTTGTAATGGAAGCATCTCATATGTCATATGCATCCGGTCAGCATGAAAAAATGGATACATTTGAAAATTATGAAGTAGCTCATTTCCGTTTATTATCAGATACAAATTTCTTGCCATATGGTAAGGCCATGATAGAACCTGCGCGTAAAATATATAAACAGTTATCATTAATGGAAGATGCCATGTTGATACAAAGAATAATGCGTGCACCGGAAAGAAGAATATTTAAGATCGATGTAGGTAATATACCACCAGCCGAAGTTGATAACCATATGCAAACAATCATTGGTAAAATGAAAAAGATTCCATATATGGATGAAAAGACCGGTGAATATAATCTTAAGTTCAATATGGAAAATATGATGGAAGATTATTATCTTCCTGTACGTGGTTCTGAATCTGGTACATCGATTGAATCATTGCCTGGATTGACAAATGACGGCCAAATTGAAGATATAGATTATCTACGTAATAAAATGATGGCGGCTTTAAAAATACCAAAAGCGTTTTTAGGATATGATGAAGGCGTTGAAGGTAAAGCAACATTAGCAGCTGAGGATGTGCGATTTGCAAGAACAATTGAAAGAATACAAAAAATATTTCTTTCTGAACTTACTAAAATTGCTATTGTACATTTATACTCACAAGGATTTACAGATGAAGATTTAGTAGACTTTTCATTAGATCTAATATCACCTAGTATTATATATCAGAAACAAATGGTTGAATTGCTAGAATCTAAAGTTGGTTTAGCAAATAATTTAAAAGAATCGATGATGTTTTCTGAAAGATGGATATATGAAAATGTATTTAATCTATCATCTACAGAATGGAAATCTGAACAAGAAAGTGTTATTCAAGATCAGAAAGAAGCATTCAGAAGAGAACAAATTAAATCAGAAGGAAATGATCCAAAGAAAACTAATATGAGTTTTGGAACACCTCATGATATTGCTTCCATGCATGTAGCTACAAAAAATGATAAGTTACCTGGTATGGAACAAGAACATGTAGCAGGTCCTGGCAGGCCTAAAAATGTAAGTACCTGGGGTACTCATGATAGCCCTCATGGTAGAGATCCATTAGGTGCAAAATCATTAGGAGGAGCTATGAATACAGATAGCTCGCCATTACAGCATAATTACAGAAAAAGCGGTCCGTTAAGTACAGAAAATACATCGTTTGTAGAAATGCTGCGCAAATCATCATTAAATGTAAACAATAAAAGTAAATCTGTGATTCAAGAATCTATCAAAGAAAATGAACAATCTTCGTCAGATTCCGGTACAATGCTAGACGAATCTCAATTACTCGATGTATAAATGGCATTGATTTGCGTCTAATGATATATTTATTAAAAACAATGTATACTACTATATAGGAACGTGCTTTCATGAAAAGAATAAAACATTCAAAGGTCCGCAATACCGGATTAATTTTTGAACTTTTGGTACGGCAAGTGGCTGTTGATACGATGAACAATACACGGCCATTAGCATTAGATATTTTAAATAAACATTTTAAAGGATCTTCTGAGTTAACAAAAGAACTTAAATTATATCGATCGATACAAGAAGAGAAATTTAATAACGAAGCTCATGCAACCACGTTTGTGGACGCTGTTATAAAAGCGCGCAAAGCTTTAATTGAATCAGACTTAAAACGTCAGAAGTATAATTTAATAAAAGATTTAAAAGAAAATTATAATGTTAATGAATTTTTTAAATCACGTGTATCAAATTATAAATTACACGCATCTACATTTAATATATTTGAACATGCGGAAGCTGATGAACCAGCCTCTTATATTCGTAATAAATTTATTTTAATTGAAAGTATTCAAAATAAAAAAATTGCTAAACAACCATCTGATTCATTGCTTAAAGAAGATAAAGATGTGCGTATATTAGCATCTAAACTTGTCATTGATAAGTTTAATCAAAAATATAAAACAATGTCTATTGCACAGAAAAAAATATTACGTGAGTATATTAATAATGTTACTAACTCAGTTCATTTAAAAAAGTATATTATTAGCGAGACAAAAAATATTCAAGCAGAATTAACATCGCTAAAATCAATTGTTCCTAGTAAAATTGTACGTATAAAAATTAATGAAGTAGTTAAATTAATCGCTGGTTTGCGTAAAAAGCATTTAGTTGAAGATAAAGATATTTTAACAATGTTAAGATATTATGAATTGATAGGCGAACTAAAAAAAGTAAGGAAGAATAAATGAGTGGACCATATACATATAGTGCAACTAGTTCCAAATATAATCAGTTTGAAGTACTAGGCCATCCAGGAAGATATACTAGCGCATATACATATACCGGTGGACAAGTAGATTTTACTGGTTCGAATTTTGGATATGGCGCTGTTCTAGTTAAAACACATGGAAGTGCAGATATTAAATTATCCGGTGGAGGAACAATATCAGCTTCTAATTTACCTAATGATGTAATTGAATTATCTGTATCAAAAATAGATGGTGGTTCTAGCGCGGTAATTTATGTATTGAAAAGGCAACAATAATGAAGTGGAGTAACGAAATAGGAAAACATTTTAAAAGCTTAATTAATGAAGCTAAACTCGACCCGGTAGGTAAAGAAGATGATGATATTAATAACGATGGCGAAGTGGATTCATCAGATGAATATCTTAAGAAACGAAGAGATACTGTATCTAAAGCGGTTAAGAACGAAGAAACAGAGTTAAATGAATTTACTTCAGATTCCATTAAAAAAATGGCAAAGGCATTAGCTAAAGCACTTAACCCAGGACAATCTATTAGTGATAAAGAAGCTATGGAAATGATAGCCAAAGTAAAATCAGCTAGCAAGTCAATGGGTATGAAAGAAGAAGAAGAATTAGATGAAATGAATTCTACTGCTAGTGCTGGTGGTGAATATAATACACCATATGCATTTGGTAAAGCAGATGATGATGATGTTGTTAAACCTGCAGGAATGAAAAAAGTTCCTAAAACAAATAAAATATTTAAACCAATGGAAGGCAAGTCTACTTACAAAAAGATGATGTCTGAAATGTATGGTGTTGTTAATGAAGTATCATATAGAGATTATAAAAAAGATCCTACATCTACTCCGCAACAAAAAGTTAACAGAGGTATTAATGAAGTTAATAAAATGTTAGCAGAGATGGAAAAGATAGTTCAAAATAATTTACGATTGAAAACAGAAATGGGTGTACAATCAAATCATTTTTGGAAATCAACGGGTAGGCGTTTTGCTAAAATAAATGAGCGTATGACACGTATATCAAATAGATTAAAGGAACTTTCACAATGATACCAAATAGAACCTGGAAACAATTTATTAATGCCAATGAAAATAAAAATTTAACATTAGCAGAACAAAAAAGAAAATATTCAGACGAAAGAAAACGTTTCGACCAACAAAATGCATTTGTCAATTCAGGTCTATTTATTAAAGGAATAAAAAATGGGTAAGCAATTATTAGTAGATTATACATTGTTTGAAATATCACCACATCAAATAAACGAATCATTATCTAAAAATGGTGGTCGGTTAGTTGTTTCTGGTGTATTACAAAGAGCAGAAGCTAAAAATCAAAATGGACGTGTCTATCCAAAAGAGACATTAATGAGAGAAGCAAAAAAATATGCTGATTCATTTGTACAAGAAAGACGGGCATTAGGAGAATTAGATCATCCGGATTCATCTGTAGTCAATCTTAATAACGTATCTCATAACGTACTAGGCATGGATTGGAAAGGTGATGATCTTGTAGGTACTGTCGAAGTATTATCAACACCTGCAGGTAACATTCTTAAAGAACTTTTTAAATCAGGAATTAAATTAGGTATATCATCTAGAGGTATGGGATCTGTTAAAGAAGTAATGAGAGAAGGTGGTAATACAGTTGAAGTACAACCTGACTTTGAGTTGATAGCATTTGATTTTGTTTCCAATCCATCTACCCATGGAGCATTCTTATCACCGGTAAACGAGTCAGTTCAAAAAGTAATGACGGATAAGTATTCAAATATTAACAATATTATTACTAATATAATCACGGAGTTTTAAAATGGCATTAGAAGAATTAAATTCAACATATGGACCAATTAATCAAATTGGACAGAAAGGCACTGGTATATTACAAGGAGCAAATACAACTCCGATGGCCAATGCACAATTAGGAAACCCGGAAAGCGGTACAGGTAAATTTAATAGTTTAGAAGAATCTGCACATCATAGTTTATATGGACCGTTCAATACTTTAGGAAATAAAGGTACTGGTACTATTCCGGACCAATTAGGAAACATTCCACCAGAAATAGAATTTTAAGGATAACCAATGGGTAAGTTTGATCATAATAAATGGATAAAAGACTTTAAGAGTCGTAAATTCTTAAATGAAGTTCGTAAACCAAAGTCATGGAATTCTCAATTTGCAATGAATGCAATTGAAGCTTATGAAGCTGGTGATATAGATATTAACGATCCAAATTCAGTTAAAAAATGGGATAAAGAATATAATGGAGGAGTAACTCCACGTCCAGCATTTGAAACTGCCGAAATTATTGCGTATGCTATTGAAATGGGTTTAAAACCAGATGGTTCAGAACTTAAAGATATGGGACCGGTTACTGAAGCAGAATTTGGTATTGAAGATGAATATTCAATGAGTACTCGTCTTACCGAATATATGGAAGAGACAGAACGTGTTCTTGAAGAGCTGCAAGAATTAGAACGAGTAGTGGCAGGTGGGATTGATATGTATGCAGATGAAACAGGTGATGTACGATTCGATCAATTAAGAAATCAAACAGCTAGATATATACAATCAGCAGAAAAAAATATAGAAGGATTGTTAAAAGCACTAGACAGAGCCGGACGGTCAAATGCGTAAAAGGAATGTATAATATGAAAAAGTGGGAAAAACAATTAATGCAACATATCCTAAATGAGAAATATTTAGGAGAAGATGAAACACCAAAAATGCGTAAAGAAGATAAAAATGCATTTTTAGAAGCAGTTGGTAATTATCATAAGTTAAGTGAAATGGTATATAGAAATACTACACTACAAGAGGTTACTGAAACGCTTGGAAATATTGTGCAACAAGCAGAAGCTTTAACATTACAAGAATCTGAGCATTGGTTTGATAATGTGACTGTATCTCGTCATATGAAACAAATGAATGAAGCATTTAAAGTATTTGAAAAGACGTCAAAAGAAATGACAGGCCTTCAGCAAAGATTAGAATCTGCTTATGATGATATGGGTAGTGTATTAAACAAATATTACAAAGTTGGAAATTCAATATCCGAAGAAGAAGAGTTGACAGAAGATTCTTATACAGCCGGCGTTACAGATAAAGGTCCTGCATTTGATGATCATATGACAAAAGATAAATCAAAAAGATTAAAATAAATTTGGTTAATTGAAAATAAATTGTTATATTAAATAAAATAAACAAAAATAAGTTATATATGTCAAGAGAAGATAAATCTATTAAATCTATAGTACCCGGAAATGCATTAGCAGCAAAAGTGCAAAAATCTAAAAGATTTCCAAATGGTGATATTAACCGCGCGCTTGGTAAATGGAAGCGAGCTCTTAAAGATTCTGGTAAAATTGAATCCTTAAAAGAAAATAAAGAATTTATTAAACCATCTGTTGTTAAGCGACGAGAAATTGATAAAGCCAAGTATATACAATATATACAAGATCTAAATCGTGATTAACAATGAATCCAGAGCCAACATTAATAGAAATACTTGGCACTAGCGTAATAATAGGATTATCAGTATTCGCTAGCCTAGTTGTAATAAATAAGATACATTTATACATTCTAAAAAAATTTTCTAAAAAAGATTAGCCAATTCCGGCTGTTTATACTCCTCGATCAATATATATTATTGATAAAAGATACTACTGTTCAATACGTAGTCACTCAACACTCATAAACAATCTTATTAAGATTCCCAATAATCTTATTTCCAAATTAAATACGAGGAGAAAAAATCTATGAAAGATTTATTAAAAGAAGCTATCGCAGACGCAAAAGCCGTAAGGGAGACTGCATTAGCAAACGCAAAAATTGCATTAGAAGAAGCTTTCACACCACGTTTACAAAGTATGCTATCCGCTAAATTATCAGAAGAAGAAGATATGGAAATGTCTGAAGAAGAAGAAATGGAAATGGACGTAGCAGCCGAGGAACCAGCACCAGCACCAGAGCCAGAGGTTGAAGAGCCTGTAGCAGAAGGTGATTATGCTGATGATGAAATGTCTGAAGAAGAAGATATGGAAATGTCTGAAACAGATGATATGGAAATGGAAGAAGGCGAAGATGTAGACATGGAACTTGAAGCTATTTTACGTGAACTAGAGGAAGAACCAATGGATGAAGCTCATCATGAAGAAGAACCGGTTGCCGAAGGTGAAGATAAAGAAGAAATGACTGAAGAAGAAGATGCTGATGTATCTATAGAAGAAGTCATAAAAGCTTTACGTGAAGAAGAAGAAGAAGTCAAAGAAGAAGACGAAAAAATTGAAGAAACAGAAGATAAAGAACTTGAAGAAGCTGATGAGAAAGATCTCGAAGAAGCTTATAAAGTAATTAAATTCTTGCGTTCTAAAATTAACGAAGTCAATCTTCTTAATGCAAAACTATTATTTTCAAACAAATTGTTTAGAAACTATCCGCTAAGTGAATCACAGAAAATGAAAGTCATTGAAAACTTTGACAGAGCTCAATCATTGAGAGAAGTTAAGTTAGTATTTGGTACATTAGCTGAATCATTTGCGTCTAGCAAAACTAAACGTACTGTTGTGAAAGAAAGCTATGCTTCTAAAGCTAGCAGATCAACTGCACCGAAGAAACAAATTCTTTCTGAAGGAAACCAGTTAGCTGCAAGATGGAAGAAATTGGCTAATTTAAAGTAACTCTAAAAAAGGAGAAAACAAATGAATATTAATTCATTATTACCTCATGATGCTGATCATAACCAAGCCCAAGTTTCTATTGGTTTAGAAAACAAATGGTCAAAGACTGGTTTATTAGAAGGCATCGATAATGAGATCGAAAGAAGAGGGATGGCCGTTCTATTAGAGAACCAAGCTAAACAACTCGTAACGGAAGCAAATGCTACTAACACTGCCGCTAATGGTGAGGAGTGGGCTGGAGTTGCACTTCCATTGGTACGTAGAATCTTCGCAGAAATTGCTGCTAAAGATTTTGTATCAGTACAACCTATGAACTTACCATCAGGTCTAGTATTTTACTTAGACTTTAAATATGGTACTGCTCAGGGTATTCAAAAAGGAAGCACTGCTTCAGGAAACGACTTCTTAACAGGAGCTGGAAGAACATCTCAAACAGATTCTGTTTTTGGTGTAACTGATGCTGATCGTGGTACATCTGCACCATCAGAAGGTCTTTATGGCGCTGGTCGTTTTGGATATACTATTAACGATGTAACTAAATCGTTTGGTGTTCTAGCAAATAACGCAACTTCAGTGAAAACTGGTTCAGTTGCTGTAGGAACAGGAACATTCTCAAATGGTGGTAACTTGTCTCAGGCTGAGTTTAATTGGTTTACTAATTACAATTCAGAATTATCTGCATCTGTAGTTGCTAACAGCCAAGGACCATTTACTGTTGCATCTGTACCAGTAGCTGAGTTATCTGGTTATGATTCAAAAGGTATTAGAGCATTTAATATCCAAGGATCAAATCTAGATAATTATTATCCAGAATTCAATACAATAGTGGGTACTCATATCCATATGTTGATCGAAGCTGATTCTGATTTCCAATCACCAGTCGTGATTTATCAAAAACAACCAACAGATACGTCTAGAGGTGATTTTGAAGATCCAGCTGCAGTTGGTAATAACACAGACTCATCTACGAAGTTAGATATTCCAGAAATTAATTTGGAAATGCG